GGGCATCGAGGCAGGCTGTGGCATCGAGGCAGGCTGGGGCATCAAGGCAGGCTGTGGCATCAAGGCAGGCGAAGGCATCGAGGCAGGCTGTGGCATCGAGGCAGGCTGGGAGTTTGGCATTTACGCAGGCCTCCGCGTGAGAATCACAAGCGAATGCAGAAAAATTATCGCGAAGACCAAGCCGGAGAATATCATGTGCGGCGAATTTGTGGAGGCAGAGAATGAGTGACGTTGAGATTATCACGGAGTTAAACCACAGGGCGGCGCGGGAGCGCGAGCTCGGCGAAAGGTGGGATGAGATCGTCCGGCTTCGCAAGCGGCAAAAGAGCCTGATGAAGATCGCGGAAACGGCCTGCTTCTCTGTGGCGTGTATGCTGCTTGGCGGTACGGCGGCGTGCTTCTTCGTCGGCGCGGTGCTTACGGGGGCATGAGATGGAATATCCGTGTAAGAGCTGTGAAAAAGGGCGCGGTGAGAATTGTATGTGCAACAGATGGCGGGAGTGGTTCCGCTACACATGCGCGAATCCGCCCGAAGCGACGCAGGAGCAGAAGGTCACGTACCGCGATATCGTGTTCTGGACGGTGTTTACAGAAGCGTGGAGGTGAGCATGAAGCAGACGGAGAGAATCCTGCAATATATGCGCGACTTCGGAAGCATTACGCAGCTCGAAGCGATTCGGGACATCAGCTGTATGCGTCTGGGAGCGAGGATTTTTGATCTCAAGCGTGAGGGCTACGAGATCAAGAAGGAAACGGAAACGAGCAAGAACCGGTATGGCGAGGACACGAGCTATGCCAGATACAGGTTGGTGGAATGATGAAAGATAAGCAGCAAGCGCCGTTTATCACGGATATCAACGGTGCAGAGATTTATGACGGAAACGAGTATTTCGTCTCCGACGAAGGCAATATTGCCGCTGCGTCTCCGGGCGAGAACTGGACCGTACAGAATGCGTTGATCGCGCATCTGGTGGAAACGTATGGCACGAATCGCATTGCCGAAATGTGCGGCTTGGACAAGCAAGTCTGCAAGATTTAAGGAGGAAAGTATGCTGAAAGGATTTAACGAGCTTGTACAGATCGACGTTTTGCCGTTCTGTGACAAGCGGAAGGCGAAGGATGACAGCGGGAAGCCGATTGAAGTTCCGTATCTCCCGTGGGCGAAATGCAAGATGCTGCTTCACGAAAACGGGGCGAATGAGGTCTATTTTGTGCCGCTGAAAAATGAGACTGGCGGGTACTTATTCCAGTCAAAAGAAGTCCATGACAAGAATGGCAGAACGACGGGGTGCTATTTCGTTTCCGTCGAAATCCACATCGACGATAAGACATTCCGCATGGATATGCCGCTGATGAACGGTTCCTTAGTGGTTTACGATGACACATTGAATCAGCTTCGGATTTCCAACGCTCATGCAAGAGCCTTTGTGAAGGGCGTGGCAATTCACACAGGGCTTGGCTTCAAGCTCTGGCTGAACGACAAGGACACGGAACGCGCGGACGATGACCTATCCCAGCACAGCATTATGGCGATCAAGCAGAGAATCGAACAGCTGATTACATTAAAACTGCAAAACGGGGCGGATATGAGCTATATCCTCTCGGGGCTTGGGCTGAATCAGAAGAAATTCGATCAGCTGATGGCGTCGTTCGGTAACATTCAGTATCTGGAAAATACGCTGAAACGCTTATGATACACGATCACGACAGAAGCGGATGGTTCGGCGCGTCGGATACGGCGGCGATCATGGGTAGATGGGACACAAAGACATTCCGCAGCTTTTGGCTGCAAAAGCTCGGCGTGAACCGCGACCACTTTTCGACACTGGAAATGGATACCGGAAGTGCTTACGAACACAGGATTCTGGAGTATATCGGCATCCGAAAGATGGACAGGCAAATCAAGATTCGGCGGCTTCGGCTGCGGGTGAATCTGGATGGCGAGGACGCGCAGGAAATATCAGAGGTAAAGACGCACAAGGGAGAATCCTTCAAGGTGTCCCGCGCGTACTGGATGCAAGCACAGGTTGAAATGTTCGCGGCGAAAAAGGCGCTGCGTATCGTGGCGTACCATTTGGAACCGGAAGACTACAGAAACTGGTTTCGGGAGATTGAAGACGATAGGCTGTCCTATCATCCGATACCGTATGATCGGGAATGGATAGAAGGGGAGTATCTGCCACGGCTTCGATACCTTGCAAAGTGCCTTAGAAAGGGGGTCATTCCGGTTGATAGAACTGAACATCGTTGAAGCTTCGTGGAGCATGGACGCTTCGGGGAGCTGGCTGAAGCTCAAGCCTGAATTTCCGGCGCAAGCCCGTATGGTTGCCGGGGAACTTGACCCACGAAAGAGGTACACAGTGGCAATTAAAGAGTTCCGGAAGATGCGGAGTCGGGATGCAAACCGATATCTTTGGTTGCTTTGCAATAAGCTTTCGGTCAAAGTGGGTGCGCCGCCGGAGGAAATCTATCGGCACTATATCCCGGATGTTGGTGACAACTCCGATACGATATGCGCTCCGGACGCAGCAGTCAAGCGGTTCCGGGAATGGTGGGAAGCGCGCGGTCTCGGCTGGTGTACGGAGATTATGGCGTCAAAAATTCCGGGCTGCACGAACGTCATTTGCTACTACGGCTCGAGCACCTACGACACAAAGCAGATGGCGAGGCTTATTGATCTGGTCGTTGAGGATTGCAAACAGCAGGGCATTGAGACGCTCCCGCCGGAAGAACTCGAGCGTATGGCGCTGGAATGGAGGCAGGATGAGAAAGGAAACGAAGGCGACAAAGATACCTGAGAAGGTCAAGAAGGCCGTCTGGGCGCGCGACGGCGAGCGCTGCATCGTCTGCCTTCGCCCCGGCAATCCGTGGTGCCACTTCATTCCACGCTCGCAGGGCGGGCTTGGAATCGAGCAGAACATTGTGACGTTATGCAATAAGTGCCACGAAGACTTCGACCAGTCGGCAAAGAGAAAACATATGCAGGCGTATATCAGACACTACTTAAAAATGAAATATCCCGGGTGGGATGAAGAAAAGCTTATTTACAAGAAAGGAATGTAGATCATGGAAGACACAAGGACAAGCATCCTCCAAATGGCGCGTGGAGCGATTATGGAGAGAATCGACTACGAAATGACAAAGGTCGTGGACAACATCCTTGACCCGAACACAGAGGCTACAGCAAAGCGGAAAGTGCAGCTTACCATTGAGTTCCGCCCAGACTCCAACCGGCAGACCGTATCGGTTGCCTGCGGCGTGAAAAGCGCTCTTTGCCCGACAAATCCGGTTGCGACATCACTTTATATCACCGGAAATGAATTTGGCGAGGTCACGGCGGTGGAAATGGTACCGAACGTGCCCGGACAGCTGGATATGATGGGCGAAGAACAGGAAGTAGCACCCGTCTTGAATTTGGTTAGAAATGCGTAAGGAGGAAAAAGAAATGATCAAGGAAGCTATCGAGAAAATTGAGGCTATGGCGAAGCCGCAGGTTTTGGAAATTGGAGACCACACGTTTGCTGTCCTGCCGAATGGAAACTACAAGGAAATCCACGAGGATGTTTACGGCGCGAAAACGCTTGAACTGAACAGTCTCGACGCGCTGTGCAAGATGATCCTGCGGGAGGGAACAGCTAGTGCCGAAGACGGCCAGCTGTTTATCAAGATTCCATCGCATCTTTGCGTTGAGGCTTTCAGAACCCCGGATATGGATACTCCGTTTGAGCGGTTAACGCCGTATTTTGTTCGTGCGACGGACGTTCCCGGCTGGGATGCGGAAACAAAACTAACGTTCGAACGGGCGGCAGTCGCGCTGCAAACCAGATTCCAGGACTCGGAAGACCGCGCGTATACGCTTCAACTGCTCTCCCAGATCACGACCGGCGCAAAGATCACCTATAACGATATCGGCGTTGCTACGACGATTGTCACGCAGAAGGGCGTGAGCTTACAGGCCAACGCGACAATTCGTCCGCTGGTAAAACTTCGCCCGTACAGAACCTTCCAGGAAATTGAGCAGCCACTTGGACTGTTCCTTATCCGCATTGACGAAAGAGGTATTTCGTTTGTTGAGGCAGACGGCGGCATGTGGAAGCTGGAAGCGCGGAAGACGATCAAGGAATACCTCGAGGAACATCTTGCCGACGAGATCGAAGCTGGGCGCGTAACAGTCATGCTGTAAGGAGGAAGCATGCTGAACCACATTTATGAGAAAGGAACGTAAATATGGAATCCTATGTGAAACTTAGTACGGAAAAGTATGAGGAATTGGCCAAGAAGTGCCTGACGCTCGATATGCTCGCTGAATCGTATAAGAAGATGCCCTCGTATCGTTTCGATGACGTCCTGGAAGTCTACTTTGGAAAGCGGGGAACCGCCAAAGAGGAGAACAAAGAATGCTGAACCACATTGTTATTATGGGCAGAATGACCAGAGACCCGGAGCTTCGGAAGACACCGAACGGAACTTCGGTCGCGTCCTTCACGCTGGCGGTTGACCGCGATCTTACGCCGAAGGGCGGAGAGAAAGAGACAGATTTCATTGACTGCGTCGCGTGGGCGGGAACCGCTGATTTTGTAAGCGGATACTTCTTCAAGGGCAGCATGGCGGTCGTAGACGGTAGATTGCAGCTGCGCGACTGGAAGGACAAGGACGGAAACAAGCGCCGGTCTGCTGAGATCGTAGCGAACCGCGTTTACTTCGGAGAAGGAAAGAAATCTTCGGAGCCGAAGGACCCGGCAAACCCCGGCGGGTTTACGATGATGGACGACGATGACGGCGAAGAACCGCCGTTCTAAGGCGGTGGCGGGATGGCAAACAACAAAGACCCTGCCGTCTTGTTCTACACATCGGATTTCCTATCCGGCTGTGCCCTGATGGATATGCGGGAGCGTGGGCAGTATATCACGCTCCTGTGTCTCCAAAGAGAGCGCGGGCATATGACGATGCAGGAAATCATACGGGCTGTCAAAAAGCCGTCAGACGAGGTTATGAGCAAGTTTCAGAAGGATGAGGACGGCAAGTACTTCAACCGCCGGATGGAGCTTGAAATCGAAAAACGGGACAAGCATTGCCAGCGTCAAAGGGAGAACATCAGCAAGCGTTGGAACAAAGAAAATGATAACTCTGGTATGGCTGATGGTAGTGCTTGCGGTAATACCACGGTATTACCTTTAGGAAATGGAAATGGAAATAGAAAAGAGAGTAGTTCTATTTCTGAGAAGAAACGTAAGAAATTTATACCACCTACGTTGGAAGAGGTTTCCGCATACGCGAAGGAGCGTGGAGTTCCGAATCTGGCACAGAAATTTTTCGACTATTATTCTGCCGGAAATTGGGCCGACGGGAAGGGCGATCCCGTACGGAACTGGAAGCAGAAGTTTTTGACGTGGGAATCGAAAGAACGCGAGAAGGGCGCGCCGTCACAGCCGGGGAAGAAGCCGGGCTACAACGTGCAGCATCACGGAGACGAGCTGTCCGATTTCCAGAGGGCGGCGATTCAGCGGATGTTGGGGGAGGAAGCATGATGAAGCAGGGAATCAAGGTCTGGATTGTCATTCCGGAGCCGCTGCCGATTTACCCTCGGCTCATGCCAAAGCTCAGAACGCCTTTAAGGGCGCGGAAGTATCCGCAGAAGATGCAGAACAAGGCGTTTTACCTCGTCAGCGTTAAGGACCCGGAGGACGGGCGGCGGAAGATTATCACCGTCCGGGAACCGGAATGCTGGGAGGCGGAAGTGACGGTGCAGGTCAGGAGGAAAGAATGAACAGTGTGAAAACGGAGTTGTTTCATGATAATTTCCAGAATTATAAAAAATACGGAATTCCAAAAGCACAACTTGTGATCGCGGATATCCCGTATAACATCGCTGGGAATGCGTATGCATCAAATCCAATGTGGTACAAAGGGGGAGATAACAAAAACGGGGAAAGCAAACTTGCGAAGAAAGCGTTTTTTAATTCCGATGGGAGTTTCAAAATCGCAGAGTATATGCATTTCTGCTCGCGTCTGCTTAAAAAAGAGCCAAAGGAGAAAAACCAAGCCCCGGCGATGATTGTGTTTTGCGCGTTCGAGCAGATACAGACGGTTATAGATTACGGAAAGCGATACGGGTTTCAGAAGTTTTACCCGCTGTTTTTTTGCAAAAACTATTCCGCGCAGGTGCTCAAAGCTAATATGCGTCCGGTCGGAGCAGTAGAATTCGCGGTTGTTCTTTACCGAAATAAGCTACCGAAATTTCGCAACGTAGACGTATACGGACAGAGGCACATGGTTTTTAACTGGTTTTCGTGGGAGAGAGATAACGCAAAGTTATACCCGAAAATCCACCCGACGCAAAAACCAGTGAGATTGCTGAAACAGCTTATTGAGATTTTTACAGACCCGGGCGACGTCGTGATAGACCCTTGCGCTGGTTCTGGGTCAACGCTTCGCGCAGCGGCAGAACTTGGACGGAATAGTTACGGGTTCGAAATCGACAAGCGGTTTTATAAAGCGGCGAAGGAGAAAATGCTCAGCTTTGAGCCGGACGGGCAAATAAAGTTGGAGGAACTGGCATGAGTAACTTTGGACCATGCGCGAAGGACTGCCCCAACCGGAAAGCCGGTTGCAGCGCGTCCTGCGAGGCTTGGAGCGCCGTGAAGGGAGAACGGCTGAAAAGCTACGACAAACGCGCCGAGATCATCGACATAAGCCAGATGACCGATGGCGGGGCAAAAAACTGCAGGCGAGCAGCAAGAGGGAAACGGAAAATAGGAGGGGAAATGTGACGCTATGACAGACAAGGAAATTATACGGGCGCTGCGGTGCTGCGAAAAAGAAGTTTGTGCAGACGGTGGTTTATGCCCGCTTTTTAGCGACGCGGATTGTATCGTGCATTTAGGCGAGGCAGCCGCTGACCTGATCGAGCGCCTGACCGCCGAGAATGCGAAGGCAGAAGCCGAGAGGGACGCTATAATCGAGCAGATAAAAGAGCGGCATGACTGCCTGGACTGCAAGCATAACGATTTTTGCGAATATGACGGTGCGATTGTCTTTGATTGCATGAACTGCGTGCAGGAAGGGTGTCCATGCGCCGGGTGCATCGATTCCAGCCGCTGGGAATGGCGCGGCTTGCCGGAAGCGCCGGAAGGTGGAATGATGAAAGGTGCATCGAACTTCGACAAGCTGTGCCATCAGGTTTTTGATGGCAAAAACGACGGTACGAATTACCTTGCGTGGGAGACAGACATATGCTGCGGAAGATGTGGACACAAGCTCCACGTGTACTACTGCGAGGAAAGATTGTACCTCATCGAATGCGCGGTGTGCGGCACAAAAGCATTGACCAAAGCGGGGAATGTGGTGTTTGCGGCGTACAAGACGCTTGCACATACGCCAAAAATTGAGGAGGACGAAAAATGAGGCTCACAACGGATACCCCGAAAAACAATCTTGAAATGGCGCTGAACCTGTTCTACGTCAAGGACAAAGAGGTATGGGTGCGCGGATACGGGAAGAACGGCGCAGACATCAGCCTGTTTGACCTGTCGCGGAATCTGACCAGATGGAACTGCCCGTATGTGGACTTGGATATCTCGGATGATTCCTTCTCGATGATGATGGCCGAATGGCTCTGGGAAGATGTTGAATCGTTCGAGCACATTTTGGCTCTGCTCTATCAGGCAGCGTGGGTATGCGCGGAGCTGCGCGAACATTTGAAGCAGTTCGAGGACAAGGAGGATGCCGATGGAGCGACTAACGTTTGAAGGGAACTTCTGCGACATCGCGCAGTGCCGCGAACTGCCGTGTAAGTATGACGGGAACTGCACGCAGAAGCAGGTGTGGGAGCGGCTCAAGGCTTACGAAGATTCGAGATTATCCCCGCAGGCGTGCGCAGAAGCTCGGGAAATCGAGGAAACGCTTTCCGGCTATGATTACTCCATCTCACGAATGGTGGAGCTGATGAAAGCCGACAAGGACGGGCGCGTGGTGGTGCTGCCGTGCAAGGTGGGCGATACGGTGTGGGCGCTTATTGGATATGCAAGGGAACCCCGCGAATGCAAGGTTGAGTTTGTGAATATTGGGAACGGATATACAACGATTATTCTTCGCACCGCCGATGATGCGAGAGAACAGTGCGGCGTTTTGCTGCTTGCGTTCGGAAGAACCGTTTTCCTCACCCACGAAGAAGCCGAGAAAGCTTTGCGGAAAATGAAAGGAGACACTGAAAAATGAAAAAACGAATGGCTTTGCTTCTGGCAGCTATCATGCTTATTGCAAGTCTCGCAGGATGTATGAAGAGGGAAGCGGACAAGGTAAACCACAATATGAACGTTGCTGCTGACAATTTCAGCTGTGAGCGCCGGATCACGGTCTACAACGCGAGAACTGACAAAATCATCCTCTACGCCGAGGGATATATGTCCATCAGCAACAACTCCTCTTCGGAGCTGGTCGTAACGTGCAAGGTCGGTGCAAACGAGTACAAGAAGAATTACATTTACCTCAACGACTACACGCTCTACGTGGTCGAGGACATCACCGGCACGCACGCCGACCCGTACCATTATCTGATCGAGTTCCACACCGAGTTCCCGGTAAACGTGGATGTCAAGCCGTAGGAGGGCAAGAAGGATGGCGTATAACGTTTACTTTTCTTGCGATACGTGCGGAGCCACATATAACTGGGTGAACCACACGGTTTCACAATCTACTGCCGCGAAAATTGCGAGAAGCGATGGGTGGAGCGTTGGGAAACGTGGATGGTTTTGCCCGGAGTGTCGGAAGAAGAGGAGGAAGAGAGAAAATGCCTGACAAATACATCAGCCGCGCGGAGGCACTGGCAGATTTTGAAGCCTGCAACGCGGAAAATCCGCGCTGGACACCGCAGCGAGCGAAAACGCTTCTGCTGCGCCAGCCCGCCGCCGACGTTGCGGAGGTGGTGCGGTGCAAGGACTGCAAGCATAAGTTGCGAACGGTTGCAAATGGGGTTGTGATCTGCAGGGAGAAGCACGGCATGGTTCGGCCAAGTCTGGATGATTTTTGCAGCTACGGGGAGTATCAAACGAATTCTGGAGGAAATGAGCATGAGTAAACCGAAAGATGCAAACGAAATGCGGGAGCTGCTTATTGATTACATCGACGCGCTGCTTCTGGGTGGGATTCCAAAGCTTGCGCTTGATCCCCCGGAGGAAGAACAGAGCGTGTAAGAATCGGCGGCAGAAATGGCCAATGCGGTGAAGCGAATGGGGCTTACTGGCCGGTCGGAATTCCAGCTGATGCTGGAAGGAATTTCGGTTCTATATGGCGAACACAGAGAGACGGCCACAGAACGCTGCTACGCGCTGTTTTGGCAGATTCAGCAGCTGAAATCTGTGCAGGGCCAGTTGGAACGATGCTTTGCCATGCTTCGGGTACTGAATATGGCAACAGCCAAGTCGAGCACCGGGCTCTTTGCAAGCCCGTTTGCGCCGATGTGTATCTAAAACTACGGAGGAAAGAATGAACATCACACTTTTGAAGTATCCCACCGATGAGGACTGGGCGTTTGCGAAACAGTGCGCTTTAGTTACCATCGGCAAGGAGATGAAGACGGCACCGGACATGGAGTGGAAACACTCCATTCTCCGGGCACAGCACAGCCCTATTCGGACGTTACAGTTTGCGTTTTATCTTGAGGGCGTGCCGTACTGGGTAAGCACCCATTTAGCCCGCCACGTCCACGCACAGCCGTTTATTTGGTCACAGCGGAATGACCGGCAGGACGAATACGACCGGAACGCAGCGCGGCAGGACGCGCCGGTAGACATGATCTGGTACATGAGCGCCGAAGAGCTGATGACCATTGCAGAAAAGCGGATATGCAAACTGGCGGCGAAAGAAACGCGGGAAGTTGTCTTAATGATGCGCTGGTTGGTGGTCAATCATTGCCCGGAGTTTGAAGGGCTGCTCGAGCCGCATTGCACGAAATACGGCGATTGCCCCGAAATGAAGCCGTGCGAGACCGGAAGGAGGCTGCAAGGTGGGAACGATACTGGCGATTGACCCGGGGAATGTGGAATCCGGGTATGTCCTCGTAGAGCACGACGGGAAGGAAATCCGGAAGGTGCTGGACGTCGGTAAAGTTCCGAACGGGGAGATATTCCCCGTTCTCTGCCGGGAGTATCAGCACCTGGCAATCGAAATGGTTGCCGGTATGGGAATGCCAGTCGGTCAGGAGGTGTTTGACACCTGCTTTTGGATTGGGCGGTTCTGGGAATATGCCGAGCTTTACCGGAAGGGGTACCAGATACAGAAGATCTTCCGCCGGGAAGAAAAGCTTTACCTTTGCGGCAGAGCGTCGGCGAAGGATGCGAACATCAGACAAGCCCTCGTCGACCGCTACGCGCCCGGTCAGCCGAACTTCGGAAAGGGAACAAAGAAGAACCCCGGTTTCTTTTACGGGTTCGCAGCGGACATGTGGGCGGCGATGGCGGTGGCTGTGACGTATTTTGATAAGTACATAAGGGGGATACAACTATGATTTGCCCGGGATGCAAGCAAAAGATGCGGTGCAAAAACAGCAGGCCGACCAGTGACCGGATCATAAAAACAAGAAGATATTTATGCGAAAGCTGCGGCGAGGTGCGCTACACGGTGGAAATTCTTAAGGAAACATACAGCGCACTTTCGGCGCAAAAATTGAAGGAGGCAACGAAAAATGGGCATGAGTGAATGGGCGAGACGAGAAGTCGAAATTGCGTGCAGCCGGGAGCGCGACGGAAAACCAAGCGACGAATGGGATTACGGTTGTGCTTGCTATAAAAGCGCCTTAAAAGCGTATGAGAGTCTACTTGAAGATGAACACAGCGGCATGAGCATGTCCATTACAAAGCAGGTTTTGAATCGCCTAATTGACGGCAAACCGCTTTCCCCGATTGAGGATACGCCAGACGCATGGAATGAGGTCGGTTGGACGGATAAAGAACACAAATACACATGCTACCAGAGCAAGCGCATGAGTGACCTGTTTAAGTATGTATACGACGATGGGCATATAGAATACAGCGACATCAACAGATTCATTTGCAAAGATGAGCCAAGCGGTACATACTGGCACAACAGTTTTGTCGCAAATATTTTAGGAGAATTATTCCCGATTACATTTCCGTATACACCGTATAACAAGCCGATTATTGCCCACCGGACGACGGTATTGGTAGACCCCAAATTAGGCGACTACGATACAATGGCAATTTGGAGCGCTGAGACACCGGATGGGAAAAGAAAGGGAGTAAGCCGCTTTTTCAAGGAGTCCAACGGGAAGTGGCTGGAAATCGATAAATCGGAGTACATGGAGCGTTTTGAAATGGAGGGACGCAGACTTGGAAAAGATTAAGGGAGCAAAATACGACGACAACAAACCTCGACCGTCCACCGTCCCCGTAGAAGCCATACTTGCGGTCCTAGAAACGCGCATGTACGGTTTTAACAAATACGGAGAGGCTGAGGACTGGCGGCGTATCGCGCCGGAGAGATGGCACGAGGCGCTTTTACGTCATGTCCTCGCGATCTGGGAAGACCCGACGCACATTGACGAGGAATCCGGGCTGCCGTCGCTGTGGCACGTGATGACAAACGGGGCGTTTTTGTGTGCGTGTATGAAAGACATTTTGGAGGAAAAGCGGAAATGAAGGTTGTTTTGGAACCGTGGGCGATCATGCCCACAAGGGCGCATGAATACGACGCGGGGCTTGATCTGCATTCTGCGGACTACGATGTTTGGGTTTCCCCCGGAGAAAGCAGGCTGTTTGATACCGGCGTACATGTCCAGCTGCCCAAAAACACCGTTGGATTTCTCAAGAGCAAAAGCGGTCTGAACGTCAAGCACGGAATCACAAGCGAAGGGGTCATAGACGTCGGCTACACCGGAAGCATCATGGTCAAGCTATACAACCACGGAAGCAAGCCTTACAAGGTCTGCAAGGGCGATAAGATCTCGCAGCTTGTTATACTGCCCTGCATCCTGCCGAAGCTGGAAGTGGTCAGCTCGCTCGAGGAGACGGACCGCGGGGACAATGGGTTCGGGAGCTCGGGGAGATAGGAGGTTGATGTGGTGAGCAAACCGCGCTATGGGTGGTGGGGCTACGCAAAATGGATGGTACGAAGCTACAAGGGCGGTACGCTTATGACGCGCGAGGAAATCGACGCGGTAGATGCTGCCGTCGAGGAAACAAAGAAGCTTTCCGATGGTGCGGAACGGTTGAAGCTTATTGATTTGGTCCTTTGGAAGCGCACACACACCCTACAGGGCGCTGCTATGGTGGTATATGTTTCGGAGCGTACCGCTCAGGAATGGCATAGGCAGTTTATCTACTTGGTGGCAGAAAAACGTGGTTTATATTCAAAAGTTTGCGTAAGAGAGCCTTAAACATAGTGTATCGTTGAGAGCGTAGAGGTGTATCCTCTGCGTTCTCATCCTTTTCAACGGCTACGCAGCGTACTGCGGAACCTCCTTTTTCTTAGCTCCACCGGAAACCGCAATCCGGTGGAGCGTGAAAAGGATAACTATTTCGAGGTGGTGATTATGGCTGCGAGGTTGACAGATCGGCAAAAAAAGAAAATAGTTGCCGACTGGGTAGAAATGCAGTCGTACAACGCTGTTGCGAAGAAGCATGGCGTCACGCACCAGACTGTGAAGAGAATTGTTGACGCATCACCAGATATCAGCGAAAAAGTACAGCAGAAAAAAGAGGAAAACACGGCTGAGATGCTGGCTTTCATGGAATCGCAGAAAGGTGCGATGCAGGAAGCTATCGTTTTGCACCTGAAAGCGCTGACTGACCCAGAAAAAATCTCTACAGCGACGCTGAGCCAGATCGCGACATCATTTGGTATTATCGTTGACAAGGCAACGAAGAACACGGCCAGCAGCAATGACAGCCTGAATAAGCTGGATGGTCTGCTTAGGGAGTTTAGAGATGCTGTTAAGTCAGAAACAACTTGAATTTGCGAGGTACGCAAATCACCGCTGGAACTTTAAGGGCGGAGCGACCCGAAGTGGGAAGACGTATCTTGATTTTAAATGGATTATCCCACTTCGTATTCGGGAGCGTGCCGGTAAAGATGGGCTTGCCGTCATCCTCGGTGTCACAAAATCCACAATCGAGAGAAACGTGCTCGAGCCGATGCGGAATCTTTACGGCGATAAGCTGGTAGGAACGATATCAAGCGATAACACGGCTTGGATATTTGGCGAGAAGTGCTATTGCCTCGGTGCTGAAAAGGTATCTCAGGTCTCGAAAATCCGCGGCGCGTCAATCAAGTATTGCTACGGTGACGAGGTTGCAGATTGGTCGGAAGAAGTCTTTGCACTTCTGAAAAGTCGACTTGATAAAGAGTATTCCTGCTTTGACGGAACGTATAACCCGCAATATCCGAACCATTGGCTGAAAAGGTTTTTGGATAGCGATGCAGATATTTTTAGCCAAGTTTATACAATTGATGATAATCCGTTCTTGCCGCCTTCCTTCGTAGAAAACCTAAAGAAGGAATATGCCGGAACGGTTTTCTACGATAGATACATTCTTGGAAAATGGACGCTGGCAGAAGGACTTGTATACCCTATGTTCGGCGATTCCTGCATTGTGCAGGACATACCGGACACTGGAGATTATTACATTTCCATTGACTACGGCACGCACAATCCGTTTTCGGCTGGCTTGTGGTGCGTGACGAAAACGGAAGCGGTGCGAATCGGAGAGTATTATTACTGCGGGCGAGAAGAACGGAAAGAAAAAACGCCGGAAGAGTATTATTCAGAGGTCAAGCGCCTCGCGGGCGGGAGAGATATAAAATGTCTGATTGTAGACCCGTCTGCGGACGCTTTTATTGCTACCGTAAAGAAGCACCATGATTTCAAGGTTCGTGGGGCTGTGAATGATGTACTGCCAGGCATACAGACAACGGCTGAGATGATCGCGTCCGGGAAGGTCAAAATCCATGAGAGCTGCGAGGACGCCATCCGCGAATTCGGGCTTTACAGGTGGGACGAAAAAGCAGAATCTGACCGCGTCGTGAAGGAAAACGACCACGCTATGGACGAAATCAGGTACATGGTGATGACGGTCTTGAAAAAGCACTTCAAAGAACACAGATTTGTGCCGGAACTGGCGCGGTGAGGTAAAAGATGAAAACATATCAGGATTTTTTAGAGGTTGCGGAAAAGTCTGACCGGGAACGGATGGAATTTGTTCTGTCCGCGATAAATAATCACAAAGACTCGGATTTATACAAACAGGCGGTTATTGCGAAGGAGTATGACGCGCACCGGAATGTGACGATTGCTAATTTTCAAAAGCTGCTTTATACACTCAACGGGAAAGTCATTCCGGACAACTACAGTCCGAACTATAAGCTTCGGAGCAATTTCTTTGCAAATTTCATCACGCAGGAAACGCAGTATTTGCTTGGAAACGGCGTGACACTGAAAAAAGAGGAAAACAAAGCGAAGTTGGGCGCGGGGTTTGACACACGGCTCCAAGACGCAGCACACGACGCGCTTGTCGGCGGCGTTTCCTATGGTTTCTGGAATCTCGATCACCTTGAAGTGTTTGATGTGACAGAATTTGTTCCGCTTCTGGATGAGGAAAACGGAGCGCTTCGGTCGGGCATTCGTTTTTGGCAAGTATGCATAGGCAAGCCGCTGCGTGCTACGCTCTTCGAACCTGACGGATTTACACAGTACATCCGACGGAGCGGGGAAGAAATGATGATTTTGGAGCCGAAGCGCGGCTATGTGGCTGTGGAAGCGACTTCTGAGATTGACGGGACTGAACTTCTGGCGTATCAGAATTATCCTGGATTCCCTATTATTCCCATGTACGGGAACCGCGCAAAGCAGTCTGAGTTGGTTGGTCAGCGCGAGGCGATTGACTGCTACGATTTGATCAAATCCGGCTTTGCGAATACGGTTGATGATGCATCCGTTATTTACTGGACGATTTCCAATGCTGGCGGCATGGACGAGATCGATATGGCACGGTTCAAAGAGTCCATGCGGAGAATTGGCGTAGGTCTTGTGGACGATGACGGCGCGAAGGCAGAGGCTCATACGCTCACAATCCCGGTTGAAGCTCGGGAAGCGCTTCTTTCTAGAATCAGCGACGATCTGTACCGAGATTTTCAGATGTTGGACGTTACAAAACTGCAAGGCGGCCAGAAAACAGCGACGGAGATCAATGCGGCATATCAGCTGATGGATAACAAGGTCGATCAATTTGAATACTGCGTAATTGATTTTTTACAGGCGCTTTTCAAAATCGTTGGGATTGAGGATGAGCCATCTTTTACTCGCTCTAAGGTAACAAATCAGCTGGAACAAACGCAAATGGTGCTTCTTGCCGCGAATTACCTCGATGATGAGACAATTTTGAACAAGCTCCCGTGGCTGACGCAGGAAGAAGTCGCCGAAATTCTGAAAAGAAAAGCGACAGAGGATATTGAGCGCAGCTTCGAGCCGCCGGAGATGGTGAACGATGAGACCTGATAAGGGATACGACCTCACCGAAAAAGAGTTAAAGGCGCTCGAAAAGCGGATATACGATTCTTACAAAGAAGCGTATGACGGTCTGACGGATATCATCAAGGAGTATTTCGCAAAGTTCGCAGACCGTGACGAAGCCGAAAAGGCACGGCTGGACGCTGGCGATATCACCGAGGAACAATACAAGCAATGGCGGCTTGCGCAGATCGGGCGTGGAAAGCGCTTTGAAGCGCTACGGGATAAGGTCGCAGATCGCATGACAAATGCAAACGCTGCTGCTGTTGCGTATGTCAACGATGCAACGCCGGGCATTTACAGTTTGAATCGGAATTTCGCGGCGTACACCATTGAACAAGTGACCGGCGATGTCGGATTTGACTTATGGGACGAACAGACTGTAAAGCGCTTGATTGTGGAACAGCCGGAGCTTATGCCGTATTACCCGCCGAAAAGAGCGTTAAATCGTGGAATTGATCTTGCATGGGGCAAAAAGCAGATCGCAGCCAGCGTCACAAGCTCCATTTTGCAGGGCAAGAGCATCAAGCACATGGCAGATGATCTACAATCCAGAATTGTCACCATGAACCGCGATTCCGCTATCCGGACAGCTCGAACGGCAGTCACGGGTGCGCAGAACGCCGGACGGATGGATTCTTATTTTGCGGCTGAAAAGATGGGCATTGAATGCCGCAAAGAGTGGATGGCGACGCTGGACGGAAGGACGCGCCATTCTCACGCGATGCTTGACGGCGAGGTCGTGGATAACGACAAGAAGTTTTCCAATGGTTGCAGATTCCCGGGAGACCCGGACGGAGTGCCCGCCGAAATATACAACTGCCGCTGCACGCTGGTATCTGTGATAGAGGGAATTGACACATCAAGAGGACAGCGCCGCGCCAGAAATCCTGAGACAGGGGAAAATGATCTGATTGAAAACATGACATATGCAGAATGGGCGGGGTGGAAAAAGCGTGAGCGTTGAATTTATCGATAATTCCAAAGAAGTGAAGTCCGCTATGCACGACGCGCTGATTCGCGCCCTCGAAAAGATCGGCATGACGGCCGAAAAGTATGCAAAGCGGCTTTGCCCGGTCGATACCGGAAATCTGAAGAATAGCATCACGCACCGTGTAGATGAAGAAGAGCCAGCGGCATACGTCGGAAGTGACACGGAATATGCCGCATACGTCGAACTCGGAACCGGTAAGTATTATCCGGGCGGGAGACCTACGCCGTGGGCGTATCAGGACGCAAATGGGAACTGGCACTGGACGGCGGGCAATAAAGCGCAGCCGTATTTGAAGCCCGCAGCGGCTGACCATGCATCCGAATACCGGAAGATCGTAGAGGATGAATTGAAAAATGGCTGAAAGTTTGCGTAAGAGAGCCTAAAATATGCGGTATAAATGTGGTAACAGTGAAGAAACGACTGTTGCCACATTTTTTTGTTCTGTCGCGGCAAAGAACCGCCGACAAGGGAAAGGGAGATAGAACATGGCATTAACAAGGAAGCTCCTAAAGGGAATGGGGCTGACGGAAGAGCAGATGGACACGATCATTGAGGCGCACACCGATACCGTAGACGGGCTGAAAAGCGATCTCGCGCGGTATAAGGCAGACGCTGAAAAGCTCCCCGGAGTACAGGCGGAGTTGGAAAACCTGAAAGCCAAAGGCGACGATGGCTGGAAGGATAAGCACGACAAGGTCAAAAAGGAATTTGACGACTACAAAAGAGAGCAGATGCAGAAGGAAACCAAGAGCGCGAAGGAATCCGCGTATCGAGAACTTTTGAAGTCTGCGGGTATCAGCGAAAAGCGCATCGATTCGGTTTTGAAGGTCACCGATCTTTCTTCGGTTGAATTGGAAGACGGCAAGATCAAGAACGCCGATGATTTGAAGAAGTCCATCAAGGAAGAGTGGGCAGATTTCGTTGTTACCACGAAACAGAAGGGCGCGGACACCAAAGACCCGCCCGCAAACAATGGCGGCGCTATGAGCCGGGACGAAATCTTCAAAATCAGGGATGCGTCTGAACGGCAGGCAGCAATTGCCGCAAATCTCAATTTGTTCGGAAAGGAAGAATAATATGGCAGCAAAAAACAACCTGACCATGACGAGCGACGTTCAGGTAACCGCTCGTGAAATCGATTTTGTAACCCGCTTTGCGCGGAACTGGCAGCATCTGCGCGACATTCTCGGCATTATGCGCCCCATCAAAAAGCAGCCGGGTACCGTTCTGAAATCCAAGACCGCAAGCGTGACGCTCGCGCAGAGCGTCGGCGAGGGCGAAGAGATCCCCTACTCCAAAGCGACTGTCATCGAGAAGGACTATGCGAACATCAACGTCGAAAAGTACGCGAAGGCGGTCTCTATCGAGGCAATCAAGGAATACGGCTATGATGTCGCAGTCGCGATGACCGACGAAGCTTTCCTGTATGAGCTTCAGACCAACGTCACGAACCGGTTCTACGACTACCTGAATACCGGTCTTCTGAGCGTCAGCGAAACAAACTGGCAGCGTGCGCTTGCGATGGCGAAAGGCGCTGTTATCAACAAGTTCAAGCAGATGCACAGAACCGCGACAAACGTTGTCGGCTTCGTGAACGTCATGGACTTGTATGACTACCTCGGCGGTGCCGATATCACCATCCAGACTGAATTCGGCTTCCAGTACATCAAGAACTTCATGGGCTACAGCACCGTGTTCCTGCTGTCTGACGAAGAAATCAAGCGTGGTCGTGTCATTGCGACTCCAGTCGAGAACATCGTCCTGTACTACATCGACCCGGCTGACAGCGATTTCGCCCGTGCCGGTCTTGACTACAGAACTGATGGCGAAACAAACCTGGTTGGTTTCCACGTGCAGGGCAACTACTCCACGGCGGTCTCCGAGTCCTTTGCGATCATGGGCATGACCCTGTTCGCGGAGTATCAGGACGGCATTGCCGTTGCTGACATTGACGAGACCCCGTCGCTCGGCACACTGACCGTTACTTCGGCAGCTGGAACCGCAACCGGCGACACGAAGATCACAGTCAACCCGGCGAAGGAAACGTCCGGGAATGTCTACAAGTACAAGGTAGGCGATTCGGCTGAGACTGTGACCTATGGTCAGAATGTCAGAACGTGGTCGACGTGGGACGGCAAGTCTGATATCACGGCGGCTACGGGCAAGAAGATCACAGTCGTTGAGGCTGACGCGACTTATAAGGCGCAGAAGGCTGGCAATGCGACGGTAACGGCGAAGTAATGGAGGTGGCGGTGTGATGCTGACTGAATTATGTGGCGTGCTTCGGAACTGGTTCGAAACTGACAGAATCAGTGGTACGTACACGGTCGAAAACGGCAGCATCACACTGCCGTTTTTGCAAAACGGACAGTTTTTCCGTGTGGTGGGCTCTGTTTTCAACGACGGAGTTCACCAATACCCGGATTACGCGATGGCAGACGAGACATTTGACGGCTCTATCTGGCCGATGTCTGTTCCTCCCGCACTTCTCTGCTTGGGAGAGGAAATCAAGGCGTGGCAGGAAAAGAACGGAGACATCGCCGCGAGCCCGTACACGTCGGAGAGTTTCGGCGGGTACAGCTATTCGAAATCGACGAGCGGGTCTGCAACCGGCGCTGGAATGGTAACATGGCAGTCTGTTTTTAAGTCGCGCCTGAACCAATGGAGGAAGATATGAGTTTACTTGACGATTTTGCAAGACCGTGTGTCCTCTTGGACAAAAGCCGCGTGCCGGATGGAGCGGGCGGTTTCGAAACAACTTGGGTCGATGGCGTTGAGTTTTCCAATTATCAGGCGCTTGATACGTCGATGGAGGCAAGGAGAGCTGAAAAAGAAGGCGTGACAAGCGTTTACTCGGTTCTGGTTCAGCAAAGCGTTCCTATCGAGTATAACGACTTCTTCCGGGACAAAACGACCGGGGCGACGTACCGTGTGACATCGGAACCGACGGCAAAGAAAACCCCACGCTCGGCCAGCTTCGATCTCAAGTATTTCACGGCAGAAAAGAAGGCGTTACCGGCATGACAAAAGATAAGGCGCTGCACGCGTGGTTTTCACAGTTCCTGACGGCGTATCCGGCTTCTAGCGTGCCGGATGATGCTGTTTTCCCGTGGCTCACGTATGAGCTTATTACAGGCGCGTGGGACAGCGGAGAAATCGGGCTTACGGTGAATCTGTGGTACTACACGGAAAAGGAAGCAGAACCGAATGCCAAAGCGCAGGAAATTTCGGACGCGATCGGATTGGGCGGCGTGTTCGTTCCGTGCGACGGCGGAGCAATTTGGATTAAGCGCGGAACGCCGTGGTGCCAGAACATCGCGGACGATTCCGAAAAATACATCAAGCGGCGGTATTTGAACGTAACGGTCGAATACATTACCGCGAACTGAAAGGACTGATTTCATGGCGAAATTTACAAAAATTCCGGCGGATACGTTTAAGCAGCTGCAAATCAACGCTGGCGTTGTTTTGAGCGAATTTACGCCTGCAACCGGAACGTTTGAACCGGAGAACCAGATCGGTGCAACTACCGGCGGCGTTACATTTTCCGCGACACCGACGTATTCTGACTACGGCTCGGATGTGGACAATTGCCCCAAGAACACAATGGAAATGAAGCGGATGGACGATGTCGAAGTGAAGCTTGCTGGTACATACGTAACGGCTACGACCACCTCTGCGAAATCTCTTATGGCGGCGGCTGACATCGACGGCACAGATACGACGAAGGTTGTTCCTCGGCGCGATCTTTCGGCGGCTGACTTTGCGGACATCTGGCTTGTTGGCGATTATTCTGACAAGAACGGTGCAACGAATGGCGGTTTCATTGCTATTCGGCTTATGAACGCGCTGTCGACCGGCGGATTCCAGCTGAAAACAGCGGACAAAAACAAAGGGCAGATGGCGTTTGAGTACACGGCGCACTATTCGATGTCGAAGCAGGACGTTGTGCCGTATGAGGTTTATATCAAAGCCGGTACGGCTGAGAAATAAGGAGAAGAAAGTATGAAATTTTCGGAACTTAGCACGGATAGGGCGGCTGACGTTCTTTGCGAGGTCAGCGTGTACGCGCTCAACATCCTGACGGACGATGAGCTGCGGGAGAGTCTGAAAGCACAGATTGACGCAGAGAAGCCTCAGACAGCCGGTGAAAAATACGCGATCGGTGCGCAGAAGATCGGGCAGTGGATTCCCCTGATTCTGAAAAAGCACCGGGAAGATACGCTTGGCATTCTGGCTGCGGTCAACGAAACGACTGTTGAGGCGGTCAAAAAGCAGAGCGTCCTAAAAACCATGCGGCAGATTCAGGAGATCGTCAAGGACAAGGATATGCAGGATTTTTTCAAATCGTGCGCGTCGGAGGCGAAAGCGTAACGCTTGCGCTTCTGGCGGCTCCAAAGATAAGCGTGGGAGGGCTGATTCGCCTTTTGCCGATTTTGGTAAAGCGGCAGCAGGAAGAATCAGCCTTCCGTATTTATACGGCGGAGTGTTTGCGCACAATGACGGAAAACACAGCGAAATTCGCGGGCGGCAGCTTTGTTCAGGCGAAATATTCCGACCTGATAGACCCGAAGCCGCAGGACAACCGAACCTGCGAAGAAATCACCGCCGAGGTTATTAAGCGGTGCGGACTGGTGGTGAAGCATGAACCTATTTGAACTTTTTGTAAAAATCGGTGCGGATACAACCGAAGCGAATAAGGGCATTGATGAAGTTGGGCAGAAAACATCCGGACTCGGGGAAAAACTGAAATCCGGACTTGCGACGGCTGGGAAAGTAGCTGTTGCGGGTGTCGCAGCTGGCGCTACTGCAATCGGAGCGCTCGGGACGAAAGCGGTTGCCGCTTACGCTGACTATGAACAGCTTGTGGGCGGTGTGGAAACGCTTTTCAAGAACAGCCAAGATCAGGTTATGGATTATGCGAACAACGCATATAAGACCGCTGGGCTGTCCGCAAATGAATATATGGAGACGGTAACGAGTTTCTCAGCCTCTCTGCTGCAATCTCTCGATGGAGACACAAGCGCGGCAGCGGACAAGGCGAATTTGGCAATTACAGATATGTCCGATAACGCAAACAAGATGGGCACGGACATGACGTCCATCCAAAATGCTTATCAAGGCTTTGCGAAATCGAACTATACAATGCTGGACAACCTGAAGCTCGGCTACGGCGGCACACAGGCTGAAATGGAGCGGTTGCTTGCGGACGCAGAGAAGATTTCCGGTATCAAGTACGACATTTCGAGCTATGCGGACATCGTGGACGCTATTCATGTGGTGCAGACCGAAATGGGCATCACGGGAACGACCGCAAAAGAAGCGGCCAGTACGATTCAGGGCTCTTTCGGAATGATGAAATCCGCATGGCAGAATCTTGTGACAGGCATGGCAGACCCTGACCAAGATTTGGGCGTTTTGGTCGGGAACTTTACGGATTCTGTGGTCATCGCGGGGAACAATCTGATTCCTCGGATTCAGGAGCTTTTGCCGCGTATCGTCGAAGCGACAACATCCCTTATCGGAACGGTAAGCGAACAGTTACCGGCGATTCTGGGCACGGTACTTCCGTCTCTTGTAGAGGGCGCTACAAACCTTGTAACCGGTCTTATGGCGGCTTTGCCGTCTGTGTTGTCGGTTTTGGCGGATGTTGCGCCGACGGTCATCAACACGCTCGTTCCGGCTCTCATTGAGCTTTTTCCGCAGATCACACAGACGGGTATTGATGTCATTGTATCGCTTGCACAGGGTATTGCAGACGCGCTCCCGCAGCTAATTCCCGCCGCAACGGATGCAATTATTAAAATCGTAGAGGTTTTGACTAGCCCGGACAACCTCGGGAACCTGATTGATGCAGCGCTTGCTATCATTCTGGCTCTTGTTGATGGGCTTGTAGATGCGGCTCCAAAACTGATTGCAGCAGTTCCGGACATTATCGCGAACCTTGTCACGGCGATCATTGCAAATATGCCGAAAATTCTTGAAGCAGGCGTGGAAATCACAATGGCGATTGCAGATGGGCTTATCAAGGCGATTCCGGAATTGGTGGCGGCGATTCCGAACCTGATTCTCGGTATCGTGCAGGGCATTATCGACAATCTGCCGGAGATCATCATGGCAGGTCCCAAAATCATTGCAGCTCTGGCTACCGGACTTATTGAAGCGATTCCTGATATCGTCATGGTCATTCCACAGTTGATTCGGTCTATCGTGGACACATTCCTTTCGTTTGACTGGGGAAGCATCGGCAAGAACATTGTCGATGGCATTAAAAACGGTTTTGTGAATATGTGGAACAGCTTCAAGCAGACGGTTGAAAACGTCTTCACGGGGCTTGTGGACGGTGTGAAAAGCTTCCTCGGCATCGCGTCCCCGTCTAAGGTCTTCGCCGGTATTGGCGGATATATGGCGGAAGGACTCGGGCAGGGCTTTGACAAAGAATTCTCAAATGTCAAGCGTGGAATTCAAAGCCAGCTCGATTTCGGCACGATGACCTTTGGAATGTCTTCCTTCGGTCATCTTCCGGCACTCGCCGGGGCAGGCACGACGAACAACTACTACAACATCAATGCCGACCGGGTGAAGCAGTTTAATGACATCATCCGGATTACAGAAAATGAGCGTTTGACTTCGCGGATGGGGGTATCTGCATGAGAAGCGAAAACTTCATCAGCACCAATCAGGAAGGGCGCAGCCTCTCCGGCGGCGATACCTACAACTTTTATGTGCAGGCGAACGAAATCCGCGAGATCGACGACTTTATCCGCCGCATGAAAAACCAGAGACGAGTGGCCAGAATGGGGGTGACATGAGGTGGCTACACAAAAGTTTTACGCGAACCAGAGTGCTATAGTATCCTCGACGAACGAAAGTTACAACGATCATGTAGCCACGGAAATCTCGTTGCGGAACTATAGTGTCCTGCTCGGATTTGATACAGCAGCGGCCGCAAGCGCGTACAACGTTATCACGAACGTCGCTTTAGGGGTCTATGTTGTCAACCAGCAGGGGCAGTATTGGTTTGTTACATATGCGCCTTTGGCCTCCTCGTTTGATGAGGAAAGCGTTACGTATAAGACTAAACCGCAGTCATACGCGGCGGAAACATACAAACCCGGCACAAGTCTCTCTGGCGGTCAATACGCTGAAATTTCTCCCGCTGGGAGCGATAGACTCGCAATAGAGTATATTGTGCGGCATGGGCTAATGCTGTCCGGCAATTACACAACGATACAGACGAGCCGCGGAGCCAATAAATCTTATATCATTGTGACCACGTCAGCCGAACTCGCTAGTGGCGCGCTGACTAACTTCGCGCCATCCTCTGGGTATATCGACCTATCTGTGGACAATGTCTTTGCTTTTGGGTTTGAACAAGCCGCAGATAAACCCTCCCTTGCGCCTTTGGCCGTCAGCTCGTTTACGTTGCAACTACGCAAACATGGCCAAACCGCAACCACGAATATCAATGTCAGCACGTGGGCGGGCGATACGCCGAATGTCACGGTTCCGGGCGGCACGATCAGCGGCAGCAGCATCGACTGGCGTGTTGTCGCTAAAACAAATGCTGGACAAACACTCACATCCGACTGGATGACACTCGACGTCGAAGACTCCCCGCCCACGGCATGGCCAGTCAGCCCGAAGGACGTCATTGTGGACGCTACGAAGGATTTGATCTTTGCATGGGGGCATACATCCCCTACTGGGGCAACGCAGAGCAAGGCAGATTTGCAAAAAAGTGTTGACGGAAGTACATGGACAACGCTGGCCACAGTCACTGGCGCTGACAAACAGTGGACATGCCCAGCTGGCACACTTACGTCCAGCATCAAATACTGGCGCGTGCGCACGCACACGACAAGTGGGCTCGTCGGCGAGTGGAGCGCCGCGGCGCAAATTGTCGTGATTGCCGCGCCGCCAGCCCCACCCATCCAAATCAAATCCACGGGCCCACGCCCGTCCATCAGCTGGCAGACCTCCGAGCAGGAGGCGTACCAGGTCGAGCTGGACGGCGTTTTATCCGGCGGCACGCACTACGGCACGGAGAAGACGTGGACGAGCCCCGCGTATCTTGCGGACGGCAGCCACACGGTGCGTGTGCGTGTGCAGAACCAGTACGGCATGTGGTCAGACTGGGGCGCGGCGGCTCTGCCTGTCACCAACACGCCGGGCGCGAGTATCACGCTGAGCGTACAGGCGTCGAGCGTAGCGGACTTAAACTGGCAGACCTCCGGAAGCTATGACTTTTATTTGGTTTACCGAAACGGCAAACCGATTGCAAAGCTAACACAGACGCAGTACACCGACGAGCTGTCCTCCGGCAGCACAACGTACCAGGTGCGCGGCTGCTACGCAGATTCGAGCAACTACGGCTTATCCAGCGCGGTCACGGTAACGATCACGACTGGACAGTATGTGACGCTCTACGGCATCGCGTCCGGGAAGAAAGTGACGCTCAAGCATTGCGGACTCAAGAATCAGCCGGTGCAGAACGCGATCAACCGCGACATTCAGTACATTTTCATGTACGGCAGCACATACCCGCACGCAGAAAGAAGCGAGTTTGTGACAAAGAAGGTCGGCGGTACGGCGGTATTCTTACCGGGCGAAGACAAGGCAGGATTTGACGCGCTGATTGGCGAATTGGTGTGCCTGAAAACGCAGTCCGGCGAGATGGTCATCGGATACTTGAACGAGACAAGCGACACGTCGAGAGTGAACCCAGACAAATCCGTCGTCAACTTCTCGATTCAGCAGATCGACTACGCGGAGGTGATCGACATTGATTCGTGACGTATCCTACCGCGTGGCGGTTTTACGAAAGGGCGGCGAGGTATCGGCGCTTTCGTGGGCGGCGGGAAATGACCCAACGGTTTATTTCGATGCGTCCGGCGAGATCAAGTCGAGCTTTTCCGGCGAATTCTATGTGAATCCCATTGTCGACCTGCTGTCGGACGAAATTCAGCCGATTTTGACCGTGGACGGCACGGAATATCCCCTCGGGGTGTTCCGCGCCGCGACGGTGACCACAGCGGTCACAAAATACGGAAAGACGGTCAAGGTAGAGGCGTATGACCGGTGCTGGCTGCTCAAAAGCAACAAAACGCAGACGCGGGTGCATTATGCAAAGGGCACGTCTTACTTGACGGTCGTTCAGCAGATTTTGACAACGTGCGGCGTGGCACTGGCTATCACGACAGCTTCTGCGGCAACGCTTGCCACAGACCGCGAGGACTGGGAGATCGGAACAGATTATCTGACGATCTGCAATGACCTTCTGGCGGAGATCAACTACAAGCCTGTGTGGTTCGACGTGCAGGGCATTGCCCATATTGAGCCTTACACACAGGCGCTTGCGGCAAACATCAAGCACCGATACGGCGGGACGGAGATTCTGAGACCGATTTCGGCAGACGCTTCAGAGGAAACGGACATCTTTTCTACGCCAAATGTTTTTGTGTGCGTCTGCTCGAACCCAGATTTGGAAGATGCGCTTGTGGCGACGGCGGTAAACGAATCGCCGACATCTGCGACCTCGACATTCAAACGGAATATGCGAATCGTTCAGGTGACAAAGGTCGACAATGTTGCATCTCAGGAAGAATTGCAGACCATCGCGAACCGGCTGATGAGCGAGTCGCAGCAGACGGTAAAAACAATCAGTTTCGAGACATTTTCTGAGGGAAATCACGGCATCGGGGACGCGATCTCCATTGACCATCCGGATATCGGCGGAATCTATGAGGAAACCGCTTGGAGCATCACGCTTGGCGCGGGAGAGTTGATGAAACACACAGCAAAAAGGACGGTGATTGCATGATTCCGGGCTTATCGACGCAGAAAGAAAATAAGGTAACAGCACCGACATTTGACCTTGCGACGGTCGGCGCGGTGTATTCCGACGGTTTGAGCCTGATTTTTGACGGCAGCACGACGGCAAGCGAAAAGCATTACAAATGCAACACGTCGATTTCGTTCAAGGAGGGCGACCGCGTGAAGATCTCGAAGATTTCCGGCTCTTACGTGGTGGATTACGTCGTCGGAATCCCAAAAACATAGGGGGGGTGATTAGGTGTTTCAGAAAATCGCGAACGCTTTATCGGTGGAAGTAGAGGGAACCGACCTGACGAAAGCGACGAAGCTTGAGTTTTATGTGAGGCAGGGATGTTCCTTCTTCCAGTACGAACCTACAGTAGTCGACGAAACGCACCTGCTTGTAAAAATCCCGTATGCAGACGCAATGCGGCTGCAAGCAAGCACCGTAAGGCTACAGCTTGCATTAACGGATGGCGACGGAAACCCGATGGCGGCTGAAATCGTGCAGACGGACGCGAAAAAGTTCTTGAAGGAGGCTGGATATGATTAAAATGACGCTTTCCCAGCCGGAAATCAAGATGAAGATCGCCCCGGCGAAGGTGGTTTACACGGGAGATAGCAAGCCGTATGAGGGCGTATACGACGTAACGCCGCAGGCAAAAAGCGCAGTCATCTTGCCGACAAAGGACCGGCTGCTCTCCCGCGACGTAAACGTCAAAAAGATTCCATATTACGAGACATCAAACCAGACCGGCGTAACGGTCTATATTGCATCGGAGGTATGACATGGGTAGGAGTAAAATTATTTATGGCGGCGAGGTCCTGCTTGACCTGACTGCCGACACCATCGAGCCGGGCAAGGTCCTGCTGGGGTTTAAGTACCACGGCCCGGACGGCGAGCTGCACACAGGCACCTGCACGTTTGACCTGGACACGTCGGGTGCAACCGTCAAAGCGTCGGAGATCCTGCTCGGCAAAACAGCGGGCGCGCGCGGCAGCCTGATCACAGGCTCTATGCCGGACAATGGCGCGGTCGCCGCGAGGATCTCCACGGTAAACGGCGAGTACATCGTGCCGCTCGGCTATCACGACGGCAGCGGCAAGTGCGTCATCGACCCGGATGAAGCGGCAAAGATCATCGCGGCCAACATCAAAAAGGGCGTGACGATCCTCGGCGTCGAGGGCACCTATGGCGGCGAGTCGGTGAGCGTCCAGACAAAGACGGTAGATCCGCTGACAACCTCGCAAAAGGTCCTGCCGGACCCCAATTATGACTACCTCTCGGAGGTCACGGTCAACGCGATCCATTACAACGAGACAGACAACGCCGCGGGAGGAAAGACCGTCACGATCGGCAAAAGCGCAGGTGAGTAACGATGGGCAGGAGTAAAATCGTCTATGCGGGCGATACGCTGCTCGACCTGACGGAGGATACCGTCACGCCGGAGACACTTCTCAAGGGCGCGACGGCGCACAACGCGGCGGGCGAGCTGATTACAGGAGTGTATGAGCCTATGAACATAAAACAGTACACCGGCACGCTTCTCGCCTCGGGCTGGGCTGCGGATTCGCACGGCTACCAGGCGCAGACGATCACGATAGATGGGCTAAAGGCATCCTACGATGTTGACCCGCAGTGGGACGTTGCACTTTCCGGGATGGACAAGGACGCAGACAGCGCACTTCTGACGGGGTTCTCCCGCGTCAGTAACTTTACGACAGGTGCGAACAGTCTGACCGCGCAGTGCATCGGCGCGCCGCCGGAGATCAACATTCCAATTAAGGTGGTGGTATTTGGATGAGCGGAAGAAGCCCTAGATGGATCGAAAAGCCGGTAGGGTTTGCCGGGTGGTCGTGGGCGCAGATCATAGCGGCCTGCCAGAGTAAGCAAATCCCGCCAGAGTGGAAGGTGCATGACTGGAAGAACATGACGATCAACGGCGTAGAATACCGAATCGACATTATCGGCATGAACCACGATGATTACGCGGACGGCTCGGGCAAAGCACCGCTGACACTCCAGCTGCACGACTGTTACGCGCTTGAATCTTACGGAAATACCTCTGAATGGAGCAAGAGCACTATGCGGACGGAAACGCTTCCGGCGATTCTTGCGCTTATGCCGGCAGAGGTACAAAGCGGGATTCGAGAGGTGACCAAGCTGACGAAAAACGGTCCAAAGATCGTCGTTACAACAGCGGATAAGCTTTTCATACCGGCAGTGGTGGAGGTTGAACAGCCTGAAGCTTCCGGCGTAGACGCTGCCGAAGGTATGCAGTATGCGTATTATTCCCATCGTCTTTATAGAGTAAAGCAAATGGCGGGAAGAGAAAAAAAATGGTGGGCACGGACACGCGCCGGTGCAGGTAATGCCTATGCGATTGGAACCAGTGGTCTTACCACATCCGGCGAAGACACAACAAGCCGAAGTGGAACGGCGTTTTGCTTTTGCTTTTAGGAGGCCGTTATGGGAATGTTTTTGAGAAGAGGTTTGCCAACCCCGGAACACTTCACAGTGGATATATCCGGCGATTTTAGTTCCAAAAACGCATATGCGACAATTGGAGAAACGAAATATACGGCGGCGACAACGGTAGAAGTGAAGCCGGACGCGACAGTTGACGTCTATGTAGGCGGTAATGAGACCCGCTGCAAGATAACTCTCAATGGGGAACTGGTGATGGCCGGGCCCGGAACGTACGCACTGAAGGTGACCGGGAACGCAGCCATTGCATTCGATAGAAAAACCAATAACAGCGGCTCATACTATATTTGCGATATCACGATGGGATAGGAGATCAGAATGTACATTACAAATCAGTCTATACAGTACCCGGATATCCGCGTGACGCGCACGGATGGGACGGTACGGTTCGAGGGCGCAAGCTTGGCTGGCGTTTCTGCGTTGTCCGGGTCTATTGCGGTCTACACAAACAATGGCTTCCAGATGCAGACATTCGACACGGCAGATTATCTCCGGCAGGAAATTACAGATGGGCTCTGGGTGCTTACCAATATTCCACTGCCGCAGCCGATGGCGCAGGAGCCGGTAGAATACGACTTGGATGCATCCATCGTCCATGCGGTTCGGTTTTTGATGAAGGATGTGAAGCTGGAAACAGCAGACGAGATCATCCGGTGTTCTGCACTGTACCCGGAATGGACGGCGGGAAAGCACACGGTGGGTGAAACGTTCCTTGTTGATGGAGAGCCGTGGACTTGTTTTCAGGCGTATGACAACGCAGTCTATCCGGATATCGCGCCGGGGAAGACTGCCTGGTACACGTTCAACAAGCCATATCACGGGACATCGCGCGAGACGGCGCGGCAGTTCGTCCATCCGACGGGCGCGCACGATATTTACAAGGCGGGAGAATGGGCAGTGCAGGGCGGAAAGTTCACCAAAGCTAACCAGGACACAGCATATAGTCTCGCGGAGTATCCGCAGGCATGGGATGTAGAAGGATAACAGCCGCCCGAGGGCGAGAAAGGAGAACACATGGACACCAAGACCATCATCGTTACCCTCGTCTGCGCCGTGCTCGGCTCGTCCGCGCTGACGGCGGTCGTCAATGCCGTCGTCAGCGCGATACAGAAAAAGCGCGGGAAGACCACGACGCAGGATACGCACCTTGCAGAGATCGACAAAAAGCTCGGCAAAATGCAGGAGCATCAGGACGAGCAGTATCTTGCAATCCTGCGGTTGACGATCATGTCCGAGGAGATGCCGATGGCAGAGCGCCTGATTGCCGGGCAGAAATACGTCAAGCTGGGCGGCAACGGCGATGTAAAAAAGTTTTTGCATCAGCTGGAGGCGCAGTGCGAGCATAGCAGCGCGCAATAAAACGGGAGGCAATATGCGGGTAAAAGGCAAGTGGAGCAAAGGCGAGATGGCGCGCACCATCGTCATCTATCTGCTCAGACTCCTTACGATGGTGCTGATTTGGGCGTGCGCGCTGAAAACCATCGCTGTCCTTATCGCAGTCGGAAGCAACCCGGAGCTGGGTACGTCGGTCGACCTGTCCGACGTGCTCGGCTACGCCGGGGGCGCAGCAGTCTCAGAGCTGGGCTTGCTAGCTTTCAAGAGAGTATTCGCAAAAAAGAATGAACCGGTAGAATGAAAGGGGTACATATGGATAACATCAAGAAAAGGCTGGGTAATTTACTCAGCGTCAAGTCTCTGGTCACACTGGTCCTGACGGGCGTGTTCGCCTACATGTCCGTCGCGGGCAAAATCTCGCAGGACTTTATGACGATCTATGCCGTCATTATCGCGTTTTATTTCGGCAGTCAGTCTCAGAAGCTTCAGGACGCACTCGACGGTAGCAAAAATGCGCAGGAGGGCGAACAGAAATGATGAAAGCATCCGAGCTTGTGCGCAGGCACATTGTCGTTGCGAAGAATTACAAGACCGTCTACATGTGGGGCTGCTTCGGCGCTCCCGTGGGCGAGACGATCATTGACGAGAAATCCGCCCAGTACCCGGACTGGTACACCGGCGGCAGAGTCACGTATCTGCGCAATCTTATCGGCAAGGGCTATTTTGGCTTTGACTGCGTGAACCTCACGAAGGGCATTCTCTGGGGCTGGAACGGCAACAAAAACGCTTACTACGGCGGTGCAAGGTACGCCTCGAACAGCGTGCCGGATGTCTCCGCCGACGGCATGATCGCCAAGTGCTACGCCGTGTCCGGCATCGGCTGGGACAAGCTCATTCCCGGCGAAGGTCTCTGGATGCCCGGCCACTGGGGCATGTACATCGGTGACGGTCTGGCGGTCGAATGCACCCCGATCTGGGACAACGGCGCACAGATCACCGCCGTCCAGAACATCGGCACGAAAGCAGGCTACCACGCCCGCAATTGGCAGAAGCACGGAAAGCTCCCGTGGGTCGAGTACGACACCGTGAAGGTCGACGAGGCCGTCGAGGAGGCGAAGAAGACCATCAAGCAGAAGGCCGGTCTTACAGACAGCACGATCGATTACCTCGCCGGATACAAGTACGGTGACGATCTTCTCAAAAAGCTCGCAAAGGCGATGGAGTAAGGGGGCGGGGCTATGGCTCCACAAGCCAGATGCAAATTACCGCCGGAGCTTGGCGGACTGATGCGCCGGGATATGGAGACGGTTATTTACCAATCGAATCTCGGCCGCGAAGACGCAAAGATCGCGCAGCTCTACTTTGTGGATAAGCTCCCACAGGTTGACGTTGCGACAGAGCTGTATATTGGCCGCGCTACGGTACAGAGGCGGCTTCCCGGTATCGTGCGGGAGATGCAGCGGACATCCAACAAACTGTATAACTGAGATAAGCGCCGGTTTCTCGGCGCTTATTTTTTTATAAAAATTTTTGAAAAGCCCTTGACATATACGGTAATACCGTATATAATGAGACCATAGAGATAAACCAAATACAAATTACGGAGGGTTTAAAAATGGCTATGGTAATCAACAAAAACGGTACAGAAATCAACTTTGACGCGGCGGTTGCACTGATGGATGATGACATCCGTGAAGATCTCCACGTGGAACTTGCGCCATGCACCGATCAGGAGTTTTTTACTGCGTATGAGGCCCGTCACGAAGCCAAGTATGGCGAAGAGTGGGAGCTCAGCAAAGAGAACCCCTGCTACTGATGCCGACGGAAGCGCAGAAGCGCACCCGCGACAAGTGGGATGCAGAAAACATGTCCGTGATCTCCTGCAAACTCAAGCGGGAGATCGCGGAAAACTTTAAGACCGCAGCGAGGGCCAACGGCACGACGCCAAACGAACTGATACGCGGCTGGATTGCCACATATTTATTTGAGCAAAACTGATGCATAACTGAGGCACAGGAAAATAGTAAAAAGCCCATACTGGACACATCAAAGGAGTGTTCGGTATGGGCTTTTCTTATTTCAATCCAAACCCGGAAGGGAAACAAGTTGGAGACTGTACCGTCCGGGCAATTGCGAAGGCAACGGGAAAGAGCTGGGATGAAACATACGTCGGGCTTTGCCTACAGGGTCTGAAAATGGGGGACATGCCGTCGGCGAACAGTGTCTGGGGTGCGTACCTCCGGCAGCAGGGATTTACCCGGAACGTTGTGCCGAACACATGCCCGGACTGCTATACGGTCGAGGAATTCGCAAGAGACCATCCGCGCGGTGTGTATGTACTCGCTCTATCAAGCCACGTAGTGTGCGTAGAGGACGGAAAGTATTTCGATAGCTGGGATTCCGGGAACGAAATCCCACTGTTCTACTGGGAAAAGGAGGATAAATGATGTTCGGACAACAGCCTTATGTGTATCAGCAGCCGATTTACAATCAACCGCCCATGATGCAGGAACCAATGATGCGTCCACAGTATCAGCCTGCGCCGTCGATGCAGTATCCGACTCCACAACCTCAGCCACAGCAACCGAGCGGTGGACAGTCTATCATCTGGGTTCCGAACGAAAAGGCGGCAAACGAATTTATCGTCGCGCCGAATAACGCCGTCACGCTCTGGGACATGAATGCGCCGGTTGTGTACGTGAAGAAAGCCGACGCAAGCGGTAAACCAGCAATGACAACGTATGACCTCGTGGAGCGCTCTACAGCCCCCGTGAGCCCCACAGCGCCGCAAACAGTGCCTACAGTGGAATACGTGACCCGCAAGGACTTTGACGAACTGGCGGCAAAGGTGGCGGCTCTGAGCGTCAAGCCCGTTAGAAAGGTGAAGGAGGCAGAAAATGAATCCACTGTTTAATGCACTCGGCGGCGGGCGAATGCAGGGGCTGGCCGGACAGTTTCAAGGCATGGTGCAGCAGCTGCAGCAATTCGCACAGACGTTTCAGGGAGACCCGAAAGCGGAGGTTCAAAAACTTCTGCAGAGCGGGGCAATGAGTCAGCAGCAGCTAAACCAGCTGCAATCTATGGCGTATCAGGTTAGAAACCTGATGTAATGATTGGTTTCAATTCGTGGCCACGATTGAGATAAATTCAAATCTACGAAAGGAGAAAAAAGTATGAGTCTTTCCGATGGCGGTATCCAGCCGACCATGCCCGTTCAGCCCGCCGGAAACTATAGCGGCGGTATGGGAATGTGGGGGGATAACTGGATCTGGATTATTGTGCTCTTCCTCTTCGGCTGGGGCCGGAATGGCTGGGGCGGCAATGGTAATGGCAACGGTTCCGGCGTTGTTGACGGCTATGTCCTCGCATCCGACTTCTCGAATATCGAACGCAAGCTCGACGGCGTGAACAACGGCATCTGTGACGGCTTCTACGCCATGAACACAGGCATGCTCAATGGTTTCGCCGGCGTGACGCAGGCCGTGACAAGCGGGTTCTCGCAGGCCGAACTTTCTCGCTGCAACCAGCAGGCGGCCTTGATGCAGATGCTCTTCCAGATGCAGATGCAGTCGCAGAACTGCTGCTGCGAGACGCGCGAAGCAATCCAGGGCGTGAACTACAACATGGCGACGCAGGCCTGTGACACGCGCAACCAGGTGCAGAACAGCACTCGCGACATCATCGACGCGATGAACTGCGGCTTCCGCAGCATCGACCAGAGATTGACGGCGCAGGAACTGGCTGCAAAGGACGCGAAGATTGCCGAGCAGAACCAGCAGCTCTTTGCGGCGCAGCTGGCGGCTTCTCAGGCTGCGCAGAACGATACGCTAAAGTCCTATGTGAGCGGGCAGTTGGCGTATTATAACCCGCGTCCGGTCCCGTCGTTCGCGGTGCCGGCTCCGTACCAGTTTGCAGGCTGCAATAGCGGCTATAACTACGGCTGCGGCAACTGCACTTAACTCCATAACGTAGAGCTTTTTCGTGAGGTCACGAAAATGATCGGTTCCTTGCCGATACTCGATCAACGCGGCGGGGCAATCGTCCCGCCGCTATTTTAATTGCCTCTAATTCGAGGCAGAAAGGAATGATTTTATGGCTGAATTTACATCATCCGGAATTCAAACTGTTGCCGCTGGGCAGAACGTCCCTCTAATTTCCACGTCGGCTTGTGGCAAACCGTGTATCGTCCACCGTGACGGAAGCGGACTTGTTACGCTGCGTGGTCTGACGCAGCAGTGCAAGGCGAAGTTCCGTGTATCCTTTGGCGCGAATATCGCCATTCCTACAGGCGGAACAGTCGGAGCTATCACCGCTGCGCTCGCCATTAACGGGGAGGCTTTGAACAGCGCCACAGCGACCGTAACCCCTGCGGCTGTTGAGAACTATTTCAACATCTACGTTTCTGCATTCGTGGAAGTTCCGCGCGGCTGCTGCCTGACTGTAGCAGCAAAGAACACCAGCGCACAGGCGATCAGTTTCGCAAATAGCAATATGATCGTCGAGCGCGTATCGTGAAGGGAGGAAGGAATATGTACGATTTGAGAAACCTTCGGGAAATGCTCTGCAAAGAGCTGGACGAAATCGCCGACAAGCGCGAAATGTCCGCTGGCGATCTGGATGCCATCCAGAAGCTTACCAGTTCCATCAAGAACACTTATAAAATCGAAATGCTCGAGGATGGCGGGTATTCGCGTGACGGAGAGTGGGAGGCGGACATGCGCGGCACGTATGGGCGCGGAAGCTCCTACCGTGGCAGGCGTCGCGATTCTATGGGGCGATACAGCCGGACCGATGCTCGGGAGCATATGCGCTCGACGCTGGAAGACATGATGCGCGACGCGGACGATGATAAGACGCGCGAGGCTATCCGCCGCTGCATGGAGCAGATTGACAGAGCATAAGGAGGGACAGACATGCTGGATGAGGCCGAAATCCGAAAGGAAATAGCACGGCTGGAATATGAAGAATCCAGCTATCCCAATTATGCCAAGCTGGCGAACCTATATGTGATACGCGACAAGATGCAGGAAGAGGAACGGGGCGACGGCGGTAGGTATGTGGGTTACTACTCCGGCGCTCCCGCTCCTGTTACCGCGCAACCGGCTACCGTGGGCGATTACGGGGACAGTGAGTTTTTGCTTGCGGTAGCCGGGAAAGACCCGGCGAAGGCTTGGACGGTCGTTGACGAACTCATGGACACGCTTTCACTTGTAAACCGAAGGGTATATGATTCTGTTTTAAGAAAAATAAAGTCCCTATGACGAGGCAAAAAGCGTGGCAAATTCCGTGGCAAAAATGCGTGTCAAAATTGTGTTTTGCGTGTCAAATAATTGATACGCATCGCAAATAAATGATACGCTCGAAATGCCTGAAAGCCTTGATATACAAAGGAAAACCCTATAATCACTTGAGATTACAGGGTTTCTTCTTTGGCGCGGAAGGAGAGATTCGAACTCTCGAATTGAGCTTTAAACCAGTTGAAAATACTGCACTTTTTATTTTCATGGCAAATATCGTGGCAAAATTAAGAGAAGAACTTTTTCATTTGCTGCACAGACTCGGAAATGTCTGCTTGTGCGATGTGCGTATAGATTTTACGCATTGTTCCGTAGTCTGACCATCCGCCCAACTGCATCGTGACTTTTTCCGATATACCAAGCTTATATGCAAGGGAGCAGAAGGAATGCCGCAGACCGTGTGTGCCGACTTCTGGCAGGTTCGCGCTCTTGCATATTTTATTTGACGCGGCGCGAATGCTGTTCGGATTTGCAACGATGACAAAATCACTCAATCGTTCTGCTTCTGAAAGCAGCTGCGACAGCCTCGGTATCATGATCGGAATAGTCCGCCGCGAAGAGCGGTTTTTGTTAGACACTTTGTTTACCAGTTTGTTGTTTTCGTCGAACAATGTAGCTCCTCGAACCGTGATAGACTGCTTTTTTAGATCAACGTTCTCCCAACGCAAACCAAGAATTTCTGACACACGCAGAGAGTGCAGTGCAAGAAGAAACGCGATTTCATACTTACTCCCTTCTGCCGCTTTCAAAAACACAGGAATTTCTTCCGCAGACAAAAAAGCGTGCTCGTCAGATTGGACGGTGGGAAGCGCCACTTCGTATGATACACCATATCGCTTAAGCGCCGGACGTATCAGCGCCCATGTTTCGCGGATGGTCTTCGGGCTGCATTTTTCGGCGTTGATCGCCTGCTGTATAGCACTCACGGAGAGTTTGGATAAGGGGACATCCATAATAGGTTGAAGGTAACACCGTTGCTTGATTCTGTGTCCGCGAATAGACGCTGGGGAAAGAGTGCCGCTCTTGAATTCCAGGTATTCGTCTATGGCTTTGCGGATTGTTATTTCCGGCTTGGCCTCCTCGGCAGAAAGGATACCGATTTTGTATTCTAAAGCTGCCTGCTCTGCTTCTCGCTTCGTTCCGGCAGTGAACGACCTCGCTTCCCCATTTACCATCACTCGGCATCGGTAAGAGCCGGACGGCAGTTTTTCAGCCTCTGGGACTTTCAGTTTTTTCATTGCTGTTCTCCTTTTTGACGATACGAAGAATGGTGAAGCCTACGGCCAGTATGGACGCGACAATCAAGGCAATAAATATCCACGCCATTACAGATAGCCTTCCGCCCCGGATAATACCAGCGTCTGTAATCTGCGAGTCGATAACAAGGTACACGATCAGCGAAAACGCAAGTATGGCGCAGAAAAAGACCAGCAGGTAGCAGATAGCGTGTGTGGCTTTGATCTGCGCCCGCTGCATTTCGTTTGCGGCGGCCGCTCTGACGTTCTCGAGTTCAAGCCTGTGGTTCCGCTCCTGTAGTTCGCTTGGACTGTCAGTAGGCGGTTTTAGCCCGCACAGCTCATCCAGCGACAGACCGAGAACGAGGCATAGCGCGGCAGAATTGTACAGTTTCGGGTCTTGCTGTGTTCCTGCGCAGAGTTTCGTCACAGCCGATCTGGAAACGCCGGATTCTTCGACAAGTCTGTCGATGGTGTAATGCTGATCTTCCTTCGCCCGCTTTATGTTCCTCTGATATGTAGAAAAATATGGGGCGAGTTCCTGAATTGCCGACATGATATACCTCCATTTTCACATATATTTCGCTGATTCTTCCGCCACGGATATGATTTTACCAATTTGAGGGTGGACATTTCTGCCGCTTTTGCTATGCTGGTTACAGGCGCGTGAGAAAGCCCCACCGCCGGGGGAGCGACGGTGGGGCGATCTTAAACATTCCATTATACAAAATAGTCTGTCCCATAATTGCCGCTTACGAGGGTTACCGGACGAAGAAAATGCAAGGTGTTCTTTGTGGAAGATTCCAAATTGAAATTCTTGAACGAACGTTCTAAAATATGGAGGTACACCAAATGCAGAGCATCAATATTCGCTTTGAAAACGGGAAAGTAAACATCATCGTAGACGGGGCGCTTTTCAAAGACGTCCACAGTCTGAGCCTCGACTACATCAAAGGAGCGCCCATGCTCTTTGCCTGTGTGTCGGATGTAGGCGAGACACGGGAGCAGTGGCAGAACTCTAAGTTTATGAGTTAGACGTAATAAGGATTCGGCTTCAGCAAGATTGCGATAGTATCAATGACCCATCCAATCCCGCACAACCCAAGTGTAAAGAGATACAGGATTCCTGTTCCAACTTTGCCCTCATAGAATTTATGTGCACCGATCATACCGAAGAAAAGGCAAAGGAAGAATGAAACCCATTTGTTCTTCGGACGACCATACCCGCGGATAGTATTCACGTTCGCATTTGTGTTCGTGTTATTGATTACGACGTTCGGCTGCGCGGACTTTAATTCTTCAACTTGTTTTCCACATTTCGGGCAAATCACGCAGTCCTTGTCGATGATCGCACCACAAAATTTGCAAAACTTTTGATTTTCGGTTGGAACGGGTCTTTCTACAGTGTCCATCTTATTTTCCTCTTTTCTATTTTTGGGTGTAAACATTGCGCTATAATATTATTTAGGGTGGCAGCCTCCACAAGGTGAATACCCAGAATTCTGTGCATCTTCTGTGCTATCGAACCAGATTTCGTTCTCTGGGAGGATTTCCTTTGCAAAGCGGCAACTAGGATTATGGTATTTATCCGAGTCAACACTTCCAACGTATACACCGGATGATTTCTGTGACGTTGTTTCTGTAACTGGCTCAGCGTCCGGGGAAGCAATAGCTTCCGAAACAGGCTGTTCGGTTGGTTCGGATGCTTCAATCGGAGCGTCTAGCGCATCGGGTTCGATATCGGAAGCAGTGGAATCACCGAAAGACGTTTGCGCGGTTTTATCTGAGATGGGAACCTCGGGCTGGTCCTGAAGAATCGATTCTGCGGGCTCCGGCGCTTCTGGAGAAGAGCCAACCTTTGCGTCAGGAACGGCGATTGTTTCTGTTTCCCTCTCTTTATCTGGTTCTCTCTTCGCGGTTTTTGCCGTGCATCCAGTCAGAAGAAGCACAGCGAGAAAAAGCGCAAGCATTCTTTTCATTGTAAAAATCCCTCATAGTCAAAATTTGATTTGATACTACGATTTTACCAACAGAGTTTGACAGCCTCAAGAACAAATCTACACAAAAAGAAACGATAAAATTTGGAGGTTAAGAAAAGGACGGCGGAAGTGGAGACAGGAGATTGTAATGGATGAAAAGGAAATCGCAACGATTAAAGAATTGACAGAAACACTTATGAGACTTACACCAGAGAAACTCAACCTTTTTCTATCTGCTGCGCAAGAGTTAATAACGCAGACGCAAGTTCAGGACGATCTAGGCAAATATTTATGATCTTCTGAATTGATTCCGGCAAATCACAGACACGCGCTTCGCCATCGGCGGGGCGCTCTTTTTTTATGCCCGCAGACGGGTCATCGGTTTCGCCGGTCAAGTAGGCGATAGTTGTTTCGAGAGCATTGGCTACAGCTGACAGGTTTGCATAGTTCGGAACGCGGCCGTTCTTCCACCACTTTCCGATTGTGCCGTTCCCCATTCCGAGCCGACTTTCAAGGGCGGCAATGCTTGTTCCCCTGCTCTTACATAGTTCTTTTAGACGTAAATGCAAATCCATAAAAATAATTAGACAAAAATCAGATTTTCTTCTTGACAATGCGACTTAAGTCTATTATACTTAGACGTGTGAAGGGTACAAAAAACCAAGCCCCTCACCAAGACGGACTTTTAGAAGATATTTAATTGCCTTGACACGCTTATATTAGACTATCTTCTAACCTCTGTCAAGTAGTATTCGTACAGATTGGAGGGATTTTTTTGATTTATGAGAATGTCAAGCGCCTTTGTACGAAGCACAAGACGAATATTGCGACCGTAGAAAAGGCGTGCGGCATTGCCAACGGCACAATCGGAAAGTGGGCAGGAAAGGACGCTGCCCCGCGCATCGACACTGTAAAAGCGATTGCAGACTATTTTGGCGTATCGGTCGACTCGCTGCTACAGAAGCCGAGAAAACGGAAGGAACCTTGAGCCTTGTAAAAGAGGCTCAAACGGAAAAGGAGGAATAACATGCCAGCGGTAAAGCTCGGCCGGGACAATACGTCGAAGAACCTGTCCCGCCTGATTTACGGGAGGGTAAAGGAGAGAAACGTAAAACTGGACGACTTGCTTAAACTCGCCGGGGTATCAAGCAAAACGACGCTGACAAAGCGAATGCGCGAGCCATTGGGAGAGCAGATGAAAGGGACAATCGCAATTTGCAAGCGGCTTGGAATCACGCGGGAGGAGTTTTTGGACTCCTTTGATTACTAAGTATCCGGTTTTGGCGCTTGCAAAAATCTAAGAACAAGCGAAAAGGAAGGAAACGCAAATGAAAGTCAGATTAACGCGCGCTTTGCTCTGACAGGCAAGGGCAGAGGCGAGCACCGATCAGCACAGCAAAGGCAATGTAAAGCTCAGCAATGCGTAGCGGCGGAAGGGCTGCGAAGGGCTCAGAGACGCAAAGGCTATGCAGCAAACAGAAAAGCCCCACTCGGCAAGGAAGATTATTTAAGGAGGATGAAATGAAAATTACAAAGGAGCTCCTGCGGGAGAAAGGCGCATGTGCAGCCGGATACAGGGATTTTCTGAAAGAATTCCCGGAAGAAAAGTATCCGGATGGCGTAGAGTATCAGGATTTGCTGGACTGCTGCGCGGAGAAGAATTTCAGTTACGGATCATGGCTGCTTTCCGAATTCGGCAGGACGGATGATGTCCGGAGGGTCGACGGCGATCTGATCACCAAAAAATCAATCATTTTTGCTGGACGGCTAGAAGTTTCCGGAATCATCAAGGCAGGCGAAGGCATCGAGGCAGGCGAAGGCATCGAGGCAGGCGAAGGCATCGAGGCAGGCTGTGGCATCAAGGCAGGCTGTGGCATCAAGGCAGGCTGTGGCATCAAGGCAGGCGAAGGCATCAAGGCAGGCTGGGGCATCGAGGCAGGCTGTGGCATCAAGGCAGGCGAAGGCATCGAGGCAGGCTGTGGCATCAAGGCAGGCGAAGGCATCAAGGCAGGCTGGGGCATCGAGGCAGGCTGTGGCATCGAGGCAGGCTGGGGCATCAAGGCAGGCTGTGGCATCAAGGCAGGCGAAGGCATC